ACTCTAACTCTATCAGAACTTCTTCTTTTTCTACCCGTAGTAAATTCTCTAAAAAATGTTCTTAAAGTCTCTACCGTAAAAGCAGTCGTATGCGTTGCATCTGTATACCAATTCCCAACCTCTGAAAATTGTATTTCAATCACATCCTCTCTCGGTCTTACTCTTAACTCAAACGAGTTTGCAGTCTCCGAGTATACACTCGTTTTTGGGAAAGCTAATAAATTAAATGGTTGCCCATAATCTACAACAATATAATTGCTTACCTCTATTATTGATTTTGCCATTCTTTTATTCTTTATTTGTTTTCTTGAACTTTATAAGAGTTGGCTTCCTTTTCTTTCCATTGCTAACCTCTATCTCAACTCCATCGTCACTCTTTGATTCTAATGATGCATCTAAATCCGACTTGTAGTTAGCCACAACCCATTTACTCGCATCGTAGTTTTTAGGATGCTCCTTGTCTGCCACAACATCGTATAAATTATCGGATGCTAAGTCAACTATCGTTCTCCTAACCTCACAAAATAATTTGTAAACATCGGGTTCTTCTTTGAATAATAATGACAATTCCGAAAGTTTAATACCAATGTGACCAGCAAGTTCTTTTCTTGAACTAATGCCACTCTCAATGGCTTCTTTTGCCAACCCTATGTGACTATCTCTTACCTCTTGCAAATCTCTTTTGCGGTTTTTCATTCTTGTCATAATGTTCTTATTTTATTGTCTCATCAATAACGTTTTTTATGAATGAGTCTATTGTTTTACTTATAACCCTCACAACAATTCCAACAAACTTTACGCAAATAGATAACAATCTAAATGGGAAAAGCATTATTTGAATCACCAATGAGAATAATAATTTTAATGATAATTTTAATTCTTCCATTTTTCTAATTTAATTAACCACTCTTTAGTGAGTGGTTTGTTTTTACTCCTCTTTCGGTGCTTCGTTCTTAATCCTAACTGGGTGAGATTTCTCCAATCCACTGATTAATTTACAAACATCTTTATGAGGTTTGTCAGATAAATATCCAGCTATCGCCTTTGCCAAGTCCATTGTAATTACCAATGCTTCTGAACTCAACTCGTCTTTATCTACCTCTCCTTTTTCAATTTCTTTAGTTTCCTCTGCCATAATTTTAGTTTAATCTTAGTTTTAATATGATGCCCTATTTCTCCAAGCATCGTTATTCAAAGGACTATTTGTCCCCCTACCTTCATCACCACCAAAAGACCTAATCCGTAAAACAGACTTGTCCATCGATGCACTTGATGATGGATTTTCATTCTTTAAGAAATCAACAACCTCTCCAAGATATGATTCTCCTATCGCCCTATATTGAGTAGATGCAGATTTTGCCTCATCTATAGATAAAGCACCCTCCTCAACACTCATTCCAGAGTCTGTGTAGTTTCCTTGCATCAATGCTACCAACCTACTATAAGTCAAGAAACACAATGCTGGTACTACCAAGTCAAATAAATCCTCCGAGAAATTTTCATCATCCTCAAAACATCTTTGCCAATTCTCTGCACCAATAACTTTCTTTACGTCTAAATCTTGTGCTATAAGTGATGCAGATTTAACCCTCGTGTCATCCAAATCAAGTTGAATTCCCACGAAATCTGTTAACCTTGAACTTATATCTGGAAGCAAAAGACTATTTTCTAATTTTGAATTATACATAATTTTTATTTTTAATTACTTAGCTCCCAACCAAGTGTTAATTCGCTTTTCATCAAAACCTAAATCTTGGGATAATTGGTCTTCTGCTTGTTCTCTCGTCATTTTACCCTTATGGTAATTTCTCACAATTCTTTGTAAAGATTGTTCTTGCCTACCAGATAATGGATTCCTATCCACTCTTGCAACTTCTTCTTCAACAACACCCTCCTCGGTTAAGATTTCCTCTTCACCTTGAATACTCAATGGCTTGACCTTTATTTGACCAATACTTGCAAATTCAGATGATGCAATAACTCTATTTAATTCCTTTTCAATAGTTCTTCTACCAGCTCTTGTGATAGCATTGAACACCGAATAAGCATCCTCTAAGTCTACTCCACTAAATCCGTTGTTGATATTAATTCCCGCCAATACTGGTGGTATCAAATATGCTCCAACAATTACCTTTTTGTCCAACTCTTGCGTTAAGATAGATGACTCAATAGAAGCCTTTGAGCCTCCACCCCCACTACCAATCTCCTCAAGTAGTGTTCCATTCACTTCCTCTGGAGATAAGTCTGAAAGCGTGATTACTTTACCAGTACCCCTTGCTCCTTGTGAATTGTAAATCTCTTGTTCAATCCTATACAAAGATTCATCCTCTGCACCTAAAGTAGTTTTAAGTAAATATGTGTTTACAAATCCCGTTGACGTTTCCTTTCTAACTAAAATAGAATTTTCAATGTCACTTAAAATATAATTTATCGGTGCTTGTAATGGTGGTATTGGATATGAGTTCATTCCAGATTCTGAATGGTACAACAATTGCCCATTGTAATTTGCTAATATCCCATCCTTTGCATTTGATATCTGCCTTTTTATAATCTCCTCTTTTGGATTGAATTTATCAAACCATTTTATATTCCCCTTGTTCGCTGGCTTTAACACCAACTTTCTTTCAACAGAATTTAATCCAAAGTTAGGGTGATAACCAATCTTACTTGCGTGGTTCAATTCATCAAATCTATTGAACCTCAAGGTTGGAACTCGCATTGGTATCATAGTAGATACCTTGTTGTTTAAATTGTAGTTTGCGTGTATTGCAAAGGCTCTAAACCTCGCATAATCCTCACACAATGCATAATGTAACTCCCCAAGCGTTAAACCCGTTGGGTGTACAATTTTATCATCTCCATCAAAACCTTGACCTCGCAAAAACTTTGCCTCCATCTGTACTGCTGGATATGCACTTGGCGATTGTGAAATCAAATTTATCAATGTCTGTGGGTATGAATTGGTTTGACCCCATTTCATTATCCCTAACGTAGAATCCTCAATAGTTTGTATTTGAGAAACCTCCGAATGTTCGTTTATATTAAAACTCATTTTGTCTATATTTTTTAGACCCAATGGTCTGATTATCTATTTTTCCAAGGAATGTAGCTATCATCTTCTAACATCCTTAATTTTTCTACACAATGTGTAAAGTTTAATTTCTTTGCATTACTATATGGAACTCCCATCTTTTGGGAATATACATCAAAAACTGCTGCAACCGCAATCGGTCCAAATGTCTTTGCCCACACGTTTACATCCGTGTATCTGGCTCTAATCTTTTTTATCTTTAATCTTGTACTCTTTTCCATCTATTTTTTATTTGATGGTTTTGTGGCAATATCGCCTATAGAAAAACAGAAAGCCCCATATGGGGCAATCTGCAAAACTAAAATTATGAAAAATGAATCCACACCTTGAACTTTAAGTGCCTAACCCAGCTTCGAGTTTTCGGCAAAAACTGAAACCATATATTTTTGTACGGGATAACTTTAAAAAGCGGTGTTTCTTCTATTAGGTGCCCTCAACTATAACTAACTAACAATCAATTAGTTAAGTGGTCTTTTTTGGTCACTTCTTGTTCAGTTAAATATTTGATTATCAATACATTAACTTTTCAAAAAATCTGAAAACTTACCCTTTTTGCTCAATTTTAAAACTATCTAACCCAAAATCAACGATTTCCAAGTATGCCTCAAGATACAATAACTCTAAAAATATATACTTTCTAAAGCCATATATATTCCCATCATCTAAAAACTCCTCGACAGTTTCCACCCATTGGTCAAATATTTCAATATCCTCCTCATCCCCATAGTCCAACATTAAGCATATCTCTTGTATCTTTATCCTCCTCAATAACCAAGATACTTCCTCTTGTTGTACTAACGCCATAGCTATTTTAAAATCGTTTCTGTCCTCTTTTGTAAAAATGTAATTGCTCATCTATTATTTATTTATTTGTTATGAAAAAAACCAATTCGATTTCTTTACCGAATCTAATCCTCCCTTTTTTATATTAAAACCCCTTAATTGAGGTATTTTTATTTTACTTAAAACCTCCAGATCCTTCTTCTTCCAAGTCGGCATTTGGTCACGCAATTCACTATCCAATTTCTTTAATGGAAATTTACCCATCAATTTCAAAAACTCATCTTTGGTAATGTCCAACATCATATCAACGTGATTTGGGTGACAACCAAATGAATCGTGAATCCAATCAGAATCCCTTATGCCCTCCTCTTGCATTCTTAAAGCTACCCTACGCAACAACTCTGCGTCTAAGGAGTGAATGTAATTCGGACTAATCGCTGAACGCATTTTTGTTATAGAAATATTTTTAGAAAAAAGTTTTCTTTTTATAACAGTCCTCTTCCTACTTCCTGGCAATATGCAAGAAACCATCTTTGACTTCAACTCCTTGAACTTTACGTGCTTAACATAAAAGCCATCTCCAGTTGTCCAATGTATCGGATTATTCTTCTTTGTAATTGCACCATTCATTTTGTGAATATAAGTCTCAAAAGCCTTCCCACCATTCAAAACACCATTGATAGAATCTCCAATTATTTTACCAAAATTTGATGCAGTCTTCCTATTTATCCACTTCCTATCAACCTTAAACTCCCTCATCAAATGCCACAATATCTCTGCCCTACCTCCAGCAGTTCCACCATAATTTGAAACCATTACTGGAGTCTTGCAAATCTTTCTACCATTCTTTTCCAACAAACACTTTATGAAAACAAGTTCCTCTCTCTTTTCAACATCATCCTCCGCCAATATCTTTAACTTTGTCAACTCCAACGCTTTTTCCGCCACAAGCAAATAAGCATCTTTCCTCGTTTGTGTGCCATCCTCATTTATAGTTGGAATAACATTGGTAGCCTCACAACCAGCCTTATCTCCAGTTATAGCAGATGTGAATTGTGAACCACTATTACAAGCATCTAAATGAATCCTACCCCTAAAAATACCCT